TGAGAATAACATGGATGGATCTGATCGATTAAAAAAGGATCTTGCAAGATTATTCGGAATTGATAAAGATTTTAAAGCTGAATTAAAACGATTGAAAACTGAATACGACAAACTAAAAAACAAACTATGAAAACACATTGGAGGAAATATCACGAAACAGATTACATTGGGGCATATAGCTTAATTGAGGCGGATGTCAAGGAAATGACCATTACCATTGACAAAGTAATATCAGAGCAGGTAAAGGGTTCTGATGGCCGTAAAGAGGAATGCGTGGTCGCTCATTTAAAAGGGCAAAAGCCAATGATCCTAAATGTAACAAATTGCAAGATCATATCCAAAATTTATGATACACCATTTATTGAGGATTGGTCAGGTAAAGCAATAACCATCTACATTGCCAAAGTAAATGCATTTGGTGAGCTGATGGATGCACTACGGATCAGGCCTAAGAAACCAAATACAAAGCCAGAATTAAAACCAGATTCCAACAAATGGAATGATGCGGTAAAAGCTCTGGCAAATGGTCCGGTGACAATGGAACAAATCAAAACTAAATATAATCTATCTGCTGAAAATGAATTGACTTTATTTGATCAAGCAGGTGCAAAATCAAGTAAATGAAACCATTTAAAATAAGATGCTCGGCTATTGGCAAAATAATGACCAATGCAAGGGGCAAAGATCAACTCTCAAAGACATGCCAAACATACCTGGATAATTGGATTAAAGAGCAGGTATATAGCCGCCGTAAACAGATCACTACAAAATACATGGATAAGGGCAACATCATGGAGGATGATGCTATTGATATGCTGGCGGATTATCTTGGAGCTGGATTGCTCATAAAAAACGAGCAAAGCTATTCGGATGAATACATGACAGGCACACCGGATGTTATAATGGATAATTGCATTCCTGATGTCAAATCATCATGGGATTTTACTACATTTCCATTGCTGGATCAGGAACTACCAAACAAAGATTATTATTGGCAGATTCAAGGGTATTTATCATTGACTAACAAACCAAAGGGCCAGATTGCATATTGTCTATTGGATACGCCAATGCATTTGATTGAACGGGAGGCCAGATCCTATTGTTATAATAATGGTTATGGTGAGCTTGATGATGCGATATTGAATAAATATATCCAGAGAATGACATACAAGGATATTGATAAAAAGTATAAAATAAAAGTATTTGATGTTGATCGGTCAGATGATGATATTCAAGCGATCAAGGATAGAGTAAAACAATGCAATGATTATATTAACCAGAGGACAAAAGACCTCCAAATTAAATTAAAATGAGTGAAAAAATATATGTAGGAAACGGCAAAAAGGCCAAAGATTATGATATTGTCAATGTCAGTCTATGCCTTAGTGATATACCTGCGGAGCATATCAATGAATTTCAAGGCAAAAAGTATATAAAATTGAGCGTTGCAAAACGTAGAGAGCCGGATAATTATGGGCGTACACATTCGGTAAGCGTGGATGTTTATAAGCCAGGCCCAATACAATTAGATAATCCAGATGCAGATCCATTTTAATATGATAGCACTTGATAATATTAGGGCGGAGGTTCAAAGGGAATTGGATATTATATTAATAATGAAACCAACCAGGACAAAGGACCAATCAGAGGCAAAGAAATTGTTTATCGCATTGGCTATTAAAAAAACGGATGTAAAATTAAAGCCATTGGCTGATTATCTGGGATATAAAAACCATACATCAGTACATTCACATTTAATCAATCCATCAAAAGGGCGAATCAGATTAGATGATTATTTGCAGCAAGATCAAAAATTATGGAACATTTATAATAAATTAAAATGAAGTATAGCGAATTTTTAAAAACAAAAGCCAAATCTCATATCAATAGTGGATTTGAAGTTGATAAATTAAATGAGAATCTATTTGATTTCCAGGAGCATATTGTAAAAATAGCACTTAAAAAGGGCAGGTTTGCCATCTTTGCTGATTGCGGACTTGGTAAAACTATCATGCAATTATCATGGGCAAATCAAGTAGTAAAACATACAAAGATGCCTGTATTGATATTAGCTCCATTAGCTGTTTCAGGGCAAACAATAGAGGAGGGGAGGAAATTTGGTATTAAAGTTTGGAGATATGGACAAACATCAAATCCATTTGCTGATTCAATGGAGGATGAATTTTATCAAAGGATATATATTACCAATTATGAGCAATTAAAAAATATAGATTGTTCACCCTTTGCTGGGGTTGTATTGGATGAGAGTAGTATATTAAAGGGCAAAGATGGAAAATTATCAAATTCTTTAATTATTACATTTAAAAATACTCCTTATAAATTATGCTGTACGGCCACGCCATCACCAAACGATCATATGGAGCTGGGGCAACATTCTGCATTCTTAGGATGCATGAGTTATTTAGAAATGTTGGCAATGTATTTTGTTCATGATGGTGGAGAAACATCTAAATGGCGATTAAGAAAACACGCTCAAGATGATTTTTGGAAATATGTATGTACCTGGTCAATATCATTAGATAATCCCAGAACATTGGGATTTAATGGAGATGGATTTGATTTGCCAGAGATTGAATTTATTGAACATATAATACCTGTTGATAATAATACAATGACATTATTCGGCGATGTAGCTGTTAGTGCGACAGATCTGAATAAAGATCTAAGACGATCAATAGATGATCGCATAAATAAAGCGATTGAGCTTATAAATTCAAATAATGAACAATGGATTATATGGGGATTGCAAAATATAGAAACTGATAGATTGGGTAAATTAGTTGATGGATTTAATGTTCAAGGATCAGATAAGCCAGAATATAAAGCAGAAAAATTGCTCGGATTTGCTCATAATGATTATAGAATATTAGTAACAAAAACAAGTATTGCAAGTTTTGGAATGAATTATCAGAATTGCCATAATATGATATTTTGCTCTTATGATTTTAAATTTGAGGCATTTTATCAGGCGGTCCGCCGATGTTATAGATTTGGCCAATTAAATAAAGTGAATGTTCATTTATTGATTCCAGAGAGCCAGCATAATGTAAGGAAAACAATATTAGAAAAAGGCAAAAGGCATCAAGAAATGATTGCTCAAATGGCAAAATATTCTGCAAATACTAATTATAAATTAAATAAAAATGCAATGGCAAATTTTAAAGAAATAAAAGAAAATGATTATCATTTAATGAATGGTGATTGTGTTAAAGAAACTAAGAAAATAAACAATAATAGCGTTGATCTGATAGTATTTTCACCGCCATTTGCTGAGTTATATGTTTATTCAGATAAGGCAGAGGATATGGGTAATGTAAAAAATTACGATCAATTTGCTCAACATTTTCAATACTTAATTAAAGACCTTAAAAGAGTATTAAAACCAGGCAGGATTTGTGCTATTCATTGCATGGATTTACCAATACAAAAAGGCAAAGAGGGATTTATTGGATTGCGTGATTTTAGCGGTATGTTGATTGATTGGTTTACAAATGAAGGATTTATTTATCATGCAAGAACTACAATATGGAAGAATCCTGTAACAGAAATGCAAAGGACTAAAGCTCTGGGATTATTACATAAAACAATAAAAAAAGATGCTGCAATGAGCAGGGTTGGAATTCCTGATTATATATTGTTTTTTAGAAATGATGGAGAAAATGAAATACAAATAAAACATCAGGATATTGATCCAAATAAGTCAAATTATTTGCCTGTTGATTTATGGCAAAAGTATGCGAGTCCTGTCTGGATGGATGTTAATTATTCCAGAACTTTGCAATACAGAATTGCAAGAGATGGAAATGATGAAAAGCATATATGTCCTTTACAGCTTGATACCATTGAAAGGATTATACATCTTTATTCAAATGAGGGCGATGTTGTTTTCAGTCCTTTTGGTGGGATAGGATCAGAGGGTTATTGTGCTTTAAAAATGAATCGTAAAAGCATATCTATTGAATTAAAAGAGAGCTATTTTAATATAAACATAAATAATCATAAATCTGCTGTATTAGAAAATGGCACATTAAAACTATTCTAATGAAAACTTGCCTTTATTGTTCAAAAAAACTCAAGCGAAATAAAACAAAATGGTGCAGCCATTATTGTGAAACTGAGGGCGGCAAGATCCTGCGGATGATTAAGATTGCCAAATGCAAGCCAAAGCGGACAATATCGCCAGAAGATGCAGCCAAATTTAAGAAAATACAAACATTTTTAGGTCGTAAACTATAAATTACGGCACATTTACGGCACATTGGCCATTTCCTAAAGTACTATATTTCAATAACTTAGCTATAAATTCGGCACATCGGCACATTGATATGCTATTTTTTTAAAAAAAAAATATAGTGGTGAGATAGTTGCCATCTATTGAGTTGAAAAAAATTTGAGCAAAAAAAAAGAAAAAAATTTCAAAAATCCACTTTCAATGTGCCGAAGTGCCGTAAATATACCTAATACATTAAAAATCAATATGTTACAATACGGCACTTTGAAACTCAATGTGCCGAAAATTGAGGCAATGTGCCGATGTTGATAACTTTTAAAAATATTTGTCTATTATATTGATATACTTATTATAATTGCATTATGAGATCACTATTAAAAGAATATATATCCCCCCCTGAACTGATTTAGGAATTCTCCTTTTTGGTGATCTCATGCCTATTTTAGGGATGGGGGTTTTTTTATTACATTTTGCATACAATTACAATATTTAAGTCCATTAAAGCAACGGCGGCTGGTTATAATCGCAATGTAAAAACTATATTGCAAAGAATCCAGGAGGGTAAATCATTGAGCTTATTAAAGAAGATCAGAGAGGCAAAAGATGATGAAATAAGGAATAAATTAAAACAATCATTGCCATCAATATGTTTCTCAGGCACATTCAGGCAAAGGAATGACAAAGGGCTGGTAAATCATTCAGGATTGATATGCTTGGACTTTGATAAGTTTCCTGATGATAATGAGATGGACACATGGCGAAGTCAATTAACTAATGATCCTTATACATTTGCACTATTCACATCACCATCAGGAGATGGATTAAAGATAATTGTAAAAATACCGCCAGAGCCAGAGAATCATAAATCATACTTTTCAGAATTACAGAAATACTATGATTGCAAATATTTTGATGTTAGCTGCTCAAATATATCCAGAGTATGTTATGAAAGTTTTGATCCTAATCTATATTATAACGAAATATCGCAATTATGGACATTGAAAACAATACCAGACAATCACCAATTAGATGGATGCGATAATCCGGTATTAAAAATAGATTCTGAAAATAGAATAATATCCAATCTTATTACATGGTACAATAAACTTGGCACATCGAAAGGTAATAGAAACAATAATATTTATAAACTATCGGCGGCATTAAATGATTTTGGAGTAAGCAAAGGAGAGGCATATAATACATTGAGATCCTTTGCACAAAATGATTTTACAGAAAATGAGATTGATAATATAATTGATTCAGCATATAAGAATACGGCAAATCATGGATCAAAAGCATTTGAAGATGTTGAGTCAAAACAAAAGATTGAGCGGCAAATAAGAGCAGGCAAATCACTTAAAAAGATTGCTAAATCATATCCTAATAAAAGCGAGGAGGATATTGAAAAGGCCGTTGAATCAATACGAGAATCATTGGCCGTATCTGAATTCTGGTATTATGATGATAAAGGTAATGTAAAATTAACACCGCACAGATATAAGGAATATTTGGAGCAGCAAGGATTTTTGAAACTATATCCAGCAGGAGGCGACCAATATATATTTGTATCAGTAGATGATAACCTGGTTGATAACATCGCATCAGCTCAGATAAAAGATTATGTATTAAATTATCTCTATTCATGTACTGATTTCGGATTAAAGCCATACGATATGATGGCCAACCAAACTAAATACTTTAAAGATGACTACCTTTCATTAGTAAAAACGGCGGATATTGATTTCAAAGAAGATACCGCAGAAAGTTGTTATATATATTTTAGGAATTGTGCTATTGAAGTTAAAAAAGATGAAATTACTGAAATTGATTATCTGGATCTCAATGGCCATTTATGGCGTAAACATATAATTGAACGTGATTATGAGAATATTGATTATTCTGGATGCATTTATCAGAGGTTTTTAAAAATGATTGCAGGCGATCAAATACAGCGTTATAATTCATTTAGATCTGTTATCGGTTATTTGTTACATTCCTATAAGACATCGGCAGATAATAGAGCAATAATATTGAATGATGAGGAAATATCAGAACATCCCAATGGTGGATCTGGTAAAGGTCTATTTTGTGCGGCCATTGGCTATCTGAAAAGAATGAGTACATTAGATGGTAAGCAGTTTGATTTTGCTAAATCATTTGCATACCAGACTGTTGGAGCTGATACACAAGTGCTGGTATTTGATGATGTGAAAAAGAACTTTGCATTTGAGAATCTTTTTAGCTTAGTAACAGAGGGCATCACATTGGAAAAGAAAAACAAAGATGCTATAAAAATGCCTATACAAAAAAGTCCTAAAATAGTAATCACAACCAATTATACCATTGGCGGCGTGGGGGCATCATTTGAAAGGCGTAAATTTGAGATTGAATTATCAAGTCATTTTGGAATAGATCACACCCCATTGGATGAATTTGGCAGCATGATGTTTGAGGGTTGGGATGATATGGAATGGTCAAAGTTTGACAACTTCATGATCTCATGCCTGCAATATTATCTGGATCATGGCCTGGTATCTCACCAATATCAGAATCTGGAGGTCCGCAAATTTATCAAAACAACATCATTCGAGTTTTATGAGTGGTGTATGGATGAATCATTGCCTTTAAATTTCAGGATCAACAGGTCAGAATATTATATAAAATTTATTGAGGATTATTCAGATATGAAAAAATGGCTAACACAAAAGCGTTTTGCTGGATGGATTGAGGAATGGGGCCGGTTTAAGAATGCAGAAGTAACAAAGGGTAAAGGCGAATTCAGATGGATAATGATAAAATTGAATAAAGAGCCAATGCCAGAAGATATTGAAGTACCTTTTTAATGACGTTAAAAGAATTAGCACAGCATTATATTAAATGGAAATATGCAGATACCAGCGTACCATCTCATGCATTGCCAAAGAAAACATATAGCGATAAAACAGCAAACGGATTGACAAAGGCAATAGTTGATTATATCAGAATGAATGGAGGGTATGCAGATCGTATTAATAATATGGGCGTTTATGTTAAAGGTAAAACAACTGATCGAGGGCATGAGGTATTAATGGAACGTGGTAAATATATCAGATCAGGATCAAGAAAAGGAATAGCAGATATAATGGCAACTAAAAAAGGGCGATTGGTAGCCATTGAGGTTAAAATAGGAAAGGATCGCCAGAGTGAACATCAGAAGTTAATCGAATGTGAAATCAATCAAGCTGGTGGCGTGTATATGATCGCCAGAACTTGGACTCAATTTTATGAACAATGGAAACAAATTGCAAACATACAATAACATATCAAGTGCAAAAATCAAATAACTTAGTGGAAAGATGCATAAATTGTGATAAATTTATTCGCAATGCACCACATGATAAGCCACGTATATATTTTGGCAAATATAAAGGAAAGGCAATAGATGAATTTAATACGCCTGAAATGATGAGCTATCTATATTGGATGAAAAACAATCCGGAAGTTTGGGCAAAGCTATCAAGGAATGTGCAAACGGCGATAACAAATAGGATGGGATGAAACAACTATATAAAAGGTTTATTAATTGGTTTAATCGGCGGTGCGGTTGGTTCTTTACTAATGGCAGGAAACAATATAATATTGATAATTTACCTAATAAAAAATGAGAGTAGGTTCGGACTTCTCTGGAGTGGGTGCATTTGAACAAGCACTAAAAAGATTAAAGATAGATTATAACACAGTCTTTGCGTGTGATATGGATAAGTACGCAAGACAGACCTATTTAGAGAACAACGGAGAGCCTGGTTACTTTCCTAATGATGTTTATGATAGGGATATACCAGCCGAACCATTAGATATTTATATGACTTCACCGCCTTGTCAGGCGTTCAGCTTGGCAGGAAACAGAAAAGGTGAGCAAGACGATAGAGGGGTTTTGTTTTATAATTCACACGAATTTATTAAAGTAAATAAACCGAGATACTTTATTTTTGAGAACGTAAAAGGTTTGTTAAGTGATGACAACGGAAA